CATCGGAAATAAAAAAGCTAAGAGTGCGAGTTTAAGTTTCATTGGTTTGTTTCTCCTTGTTTTGAAAAATTAAAGTGAGCGAATAGTCTTATATTAGAACGATCCCGCCAAGAGTTTTACTGCAAGATACGAAAGCGCTGCACCGGCTGCCGCTGCTGCTGCGAGTCCAACGCTGTAACGCGTTAGCAACGCCTTTGCTTCCGGCTGCAAACTTGGAAGCGGTTTGTCCTCGGGAACAAATACGGCTGCCAATCTTTCTGAATTTTCCACTGTGATCACCTCGCCAGTAGTTTTGTCTAACCGCCACTTGTTATAAGGCACTCGTTGTGCGAGTCGCTTTAGTTCCAAGGTTTCTTTAATCACAGGTCCCTGCCCAACAGGCGGGCGCTTGGCGGTGTACACACGCACTTTGCCGTCGTTGCGGAACTGAATAAATCTTATTGGCTGTTCGTCCATTTGATTTTCCCTACGTTAAAGTGACGCTCTTCCATGCCGAACCGTTGTAAATCCAAAGCATGTTCGTGCTTACTTCGAAAGCAAATGGGCAAAACCCGGTTACTGCGGTAGGCGTTCCGCTCGGAGTTCCCGATATTGTCGGCATGTACGGGAAACCGCCGTTGTCGGCAGCGGCGATACTAGCCAGTCCAAGCAGTGCGTAACCATCGTCCCCAGAGGTGCTAGTACCAGGTCGTAAGTGGACATAGCCGCCAAGGTTTGCGCCAGTGTTGTTGCCAGCGCCGTACACACCGTTAATCGCAGAGTTAAATCCGTTGGTGTTTGCGCCTATGAAATAGAAAGTGCCGCCTGTGCCAGCCCCGGTTCCAAACGTCGAAAAATAGTCCGGATAATAAGTGCTAAAGTTTCCGTCGAAAATTTGGAGCGCAACACCTGTATTGAAGTGAAAACCAATGGACGCGTCTGAAACAACAATGCGGTTGTAGTCGGAATTGCCTCCATAGAAAGCAAAGCCATCCCTATTCCCGTGAATATTTCCAGAGGAGTCTATCGTCGGTACGTTGTCCCTTAAAGCGCCTCCGCCTGTACCGTTCCAAGTAACCATCGCACGATCCGTTGAGCTGCCAGGTCCTGTGATGCCGGCGGCCACGGTGACCCATGTGGCGTCACCACGAAGATACTTAGTCGCATCACCAGTGGCGGGAGCAGGGACTAAACCCGCCGTACCACCGCTACCACTGTCGCCTACAAAATCAGGAACAGTTGGCTGCTCCCAAAAGAAATTGCCAGCGCCATCGTAGACCAACGTTTGGTTATCAGTTGTGGGCGCTTGCTCTGGCCAAACGATTGTGTAGTCCGCGGTGAAGTCAGCGCTTCGTTGCTTAACAACGCCCGAACCACCGGGTTCTTGCAGCGCTATGAAACCCTGTAGCAAGAAGTCGGTTCCATCCCAAGAGCCAAAGCCACCAAAGGCACCTGCGTTGTTGTACTGAATGGAGTTGGCTAAACCACCTGGAGTTCCGCCCCCGCCACCGGAGAACAATTCACCGCGGACGTAAAGGTTCCCATCATCAGTAACCGAGATGACCTCAGTTCCATCGGGTAGGACTTCTGCCCAAAGCTTATCGCCTACCACGTCTTCCAAAGTGTAGTTGGCTACGCCGGATGTGAACCGCAGCGTGCGTAGTCTTAGGTAGTATTTCGTGTCTTCTAAATTGCGAGTCGAGCTATCGATGTTGGATTGGATAACCCGAATCTTTTTCCAGCCATCAACCCCAGACTCAGAGCGCTCAAGAACCACGGTGCCGGCCCAAGTTCCGGCCAATGCAAAGCGAATAGACTCGCGCACGCGAATCAGTATTGGTTCAGTCGCCTGGCTGCTGTCTGTGAAGTTTCCAGTCATTTAGAAAATTCTCTTCCACCAAGGTTTCTTTTGTACAAACACCACGAGAGAAGGATCAGGCTTTAGGTCCGGTGCTACGGGCTCGCCGTCCACTTCTACGCTTTGAGTTGAAACTTGGCCGTTATCATCCTCGTAGGACGTAGCAAGACAAAGCTTTCCATTTTCATCACGGTAGTAGCATTCGCCGGTTTTCTTACTCATCGTCCAACCCCTTTGATGCAAACGTAGTCGAATACAACGGTGGTGCCAGCGCTCGTTACGATTGCCCGAACAAACTTGTAGAGTGCGTTGCTCTTAACAACTTCGAGCATGCCAACGGCAGTAACGATAGTGCTAGCAGTGGTGAACCAGTTACTACCATCATCAGAAAGCTGTATTGCAACGGTAGCCGCAGCACCTTGGGAAACCGTGCGGATAGTCATCACAAAATCAATGCAACCTTCGCAGTAAAGCGCCGGCGTGACCGAGTTCAAGGTGTTTAGCACTATCGAGCGGTCGATAAGCTGCACATAGCGAGGCGTGTTGTCAGAAATCTGAAGCCTGTTCACCGCACGAGTAAAGCTTGGTGTAGTACCCGCAACCGTCTGCACGTAGCGCACGCGGTTCCCTTTAAATTGAAGAATGGGACTGCGATAAGCACCAGTCGCCGTGATGCGCGGGAAGTCGTACACCTTGTACCAGTTCGTGCCGCTATCGTCGGACTCCTCTACCGCCACATCCATAGTCGGGTTGGTTCCGGTCACAACAGTAACTGGGATCACAACCGAATACCCAACACCAAAGGTGGGAGTGAAAGCTGCAGTCGTCGTGGTCGTGGTAATTGCAGCAGAAGCAACGTCTGCGATGATACCAGGCAGCGCTAAGTTCGCAGCGGTTACGTTCGTTACAGTTGTGACCGTAGTTAAAGTACCCGTAACCGTCGTGGCTGGAGTGTTCACTACCTGCACTGGTTGCGGAGTGTTAAAGGGTTGCGCCTTTGCATTCACCAACGCCACTGGAAGAGAGACAAAGTCCTCTACTGCCCCAATGCCGATTGTCCAAGTAGTAGTAGACGCTGGGTTCGTCGTTCCATTTAGGACACGAAACTGTAAGAAAAGTTCAGCCGTTTCATCGGGTAAATTCACAACCCGGCTAGCGCGCATCGTTGTGGGCAATGTGGCCACACTCGCCACTAACTGATCGAGTAGCGAAGCCACACCGTAACCAGATTGCAGAATTCCCATGTGGCCAGCGGAGGCGGTCGTATTGATCGTCGCAGTAGTTACGCCGCTGTTCCAGCCATTGCGCTGAGCATCGAAACTCATTTGTGTGGCAGTCGTACCTGAGTAAATGCATTGGAAATAATTCCAACCAAACAGCGAGCAGGTGCCAGAACCAGAGCCAGGGAAGCCCGCTACCGTAAAGTTGACGTTGTTGCCCGACACCGAAGCAATCACACCGCGCTGGGGGACTGCCGAAGCAATCCCGCTAATCACACCAATGGTTATCCCTTGGCCAACGTTTTGGGATGTGAACGGATTAGAGGGAATCGTGACCGTGACCGAAGTGGCAGAGTTGACGGTAATAGCTAACCCGTTCCCGATAACATCTACCAATTCCACAACAAAGTTATTGTTAGCGATGCGCTGAGAAAGAATCGTCTGCCATCGCAGAATCAATTCATTGCGAAACGACACCGTGGAACGAAGAACCGTCTCAGAGTTTGCCGTAGTGCCCGACGTGATAACCAAGTTCCCAGCAGACTGGGAAACAGCCATGCCAGTGCCGGTTTGTAAAAGCGTAAAATTGTCAGTATCAACGCCAGACGCAATTACCTTTGAAAACGTAGTTCGAAACAAAGGCGTTGGAATATTTCTAACCGGCAAGCCTTGCGAATTTGGAAACAAGTTGTCAGTCGCCATCTGGTCGCTAGCTAAAACAACTGGCGCGCTGTTGGCTGCCGTGGCCTGTCCATTGGGATTGTTCGGGTTATATGACATTCCAATTTGCTCCGTCGGAAACTAGGGTAAGTGAAGTATTCGGCACTGGCATCGGTGCTGTGCCACTTCCATCGATTGTCTGAGCCGAGCTCGTTGCAATCGTGACGGTGTTCACACCCACGTTTTTAACTGTGTAGACATTTGTATTTGCGACTGCCGAAGGCAACGTAAGCGTTGTTGTTCCACTCACCAGGTAAATGTAATCAGTGTCTTCTGCGTTGCCGGCCAGAGTAGGAGAGGACACCGCTGCAACAACACGCGCGATGCCTCCGCCTCCACCACCAGAAAAGAGATCGCCCAACAGGTACAGGCTACCGTCATCTAAAATGGAAATGGCTTCGGTGCCGTCTAGCAGGTACTGAGCCCACACTTTCTCGCCGGTCGATTGCTCAAGTGTGTAGTCCACCGCTCCAGAGATTAGTTCCAATACGCGCAACCGATAACGTTGGTTGCCGCCCACTGGCATCGTGCGCATCGTGGAGTCGGTGTTGGAATACATCTCGCGAATCGTGCGCCAGCCATCCGTTCCGTGCCTTGTTCTCTCCAACAGCACGATACCAGTCCACGTACCAGACAATGCAAATCGGATGACTTCCCCAGCCTTGGAGAAAATCACACCCGAAGCTTGCGAGCTGGCAGTGAACGTTCCCGTCATTAGTTAGTTACCCCAGTAAGCGCGTGAGCGCGTTGTCAGTATCCATTGGAGTAGAGCCCAAAGCCTTGCCTGCTTGCGCAGCTTGCGCTGCCATCTCAGCTTGTTGTTGTGCGGCAACTGCTTGCTGCGCCTCTGCCTGAGATGCAGCCGCTTCTTCGCTCGTGCGCACAATCTTGGGATTAATTCCTAGGATGTCCGCCAAGTCGTCTACCACTTGGAACGGATCGATTTTGTAGGTCACGCTTGGGAACGCTTGCGTGAGGTTTATCACGCCACTTAAGAAGCGCTCCTGTGTTCCGATGCCGATAAGCTTCTGGGCTTGTGCCATCACCGAAACGTATTCGACCTTAAGCTGCTGGCCTTGCAATTCTTCCGGCGCTGGAGGCAGCAAGCCTTGCTTCATCATGTAGTAAAACGTGTTGTCGATTAACGGATCGAGTAAGTCTTGGTTCAACTGTTCCAACACTGGTCCTAAGACCAACAACTTCTCTTCCTTGCGTTCAACAATCTCAGTGGCAGTGATTTGCCTTCGGTCTGTGTTGGCCAGCATCAAGAACAAGTCCGAGAACATTGTGGCATCAATCGATTGCCGAGTGTCTTGGATGTCCATCAAGATCTCTTGGATGCGCGGATCGACTTCATGAATCGGGCGCAGGCCCATGCTTCCACCAGCTTCCTGAACGTAGGTCACGTCACCGGGTAGCTGAGACACGCGCTCGTTTGCTAAAGACGGTGGGCCTTGAAGCGCTGGGTTTACATGCTTCTCGATGGCTTGGGCTTTGCGCCGTTGCATCAACTGCAATGCGCGGTTATCTCCCAAGGCATCGATAGCTGGGCACGAGGTTCCCCACACATCTTCGCCAGTGACTTCCCATCGAGGGGCTAGAACTGGGAACAGGTCGTACCCTGATTCGCGCAAGAAGTTCTGCGCGTCTTGAGATGCCGCACTGTAACCAGAGCCTGAGCCCTTCTCGTAGTAGCAAGACGAAAACTTTTTGTAGCGAGGTAGCGGGTTGTCCGGCCGAAACTCTGGGTTCGGATAGATGACGTGGCAAACGTCAATCCACTGTTCCATGTGGCCAGACTCGTAAGCCTTTTGAACCGAGGTAGAGAAAATGTCTAGGTTCGTTACCTTGCTGGTGCGTGGGTTCACCTCGCCGAAGGTTTCAATCAACTGCCGCACGGTCATGCGGAACTCGCGAGTGAAGATCTTTACCCGCAGCTTCGAGTCGTTGCCGATGCAATAGCTGCCGATAGGCACCGAGAAGTTGTGGATGGTGGTATCAAAGTCTTCTTCCAAGAACTGGCAGCCGGTAGCAAATAGCCCTAGGTCTGAGTAGGTGCTGGGGATCACCTTGTACAAATTCGAACGCAAGAACGTGGAGGTCATGCGCACGGTCACATCATGCAGCCACTCTTTCACTGGCTCGTAGTTGTTCAGTCCTTGATCAGGGACACCGAGCCGAAACCATGGGCGCGCAGGGCTTGTGATCCCACCCATCATGCCGGCAGCTAAGGTGCGAAGCGCGCGAGTCGGAGTGCCATCAATGATCTTTTGGCTGCGGCGGTCACCGCGGTTCACATCGCTTAGCACGAATCGAGGACGGCGCGGTTTGAAGTAGTCGGCTAGGTCTCGCCAGTGAGAAAGAAAGCTGGAGCGGTCATCTTCGAGTTGCTTCTTCAACAACTCAATGCGTTGCCGCTTTGAAAGGTACATCGATGCTTCGGCCATGGTGCTTACGCTCCGATCAAAGTTTTTGCTGAGGAGTTGGAGTTACCCAACAAACCCAAGGGGCTAGTTAAAATCGTTCCGCCTTTGGGTTTAGGCTTCTTGCGAGAGATGGTTTTTAAAGCCGTGTCTTGCTGATTAAGCGCCATTTGCTGCGCTTCTTGCATCTTTTGTTGCGAGGCTAAATCGTCTTCTTCTTTTCCAATTCGCTGCAATTCGGGAAGCACGTTGGCGATAAAGTCAGAAGCTTGTGAGGTTTGCTTGTTTCCCGCCTTATCGCGGTACTCCACTATGTCACGGTCGCCATACTCCCCAGAAAAATCTAATTCTCCACCAGTGCGGTTCCCTCGATAGTCGTAAGATGCAAGCGGTTTTGGGGCACCCCTTGCAACCTCATAGCCAACACCAAGTTGCGTGCCCATTGGCCCAAACAGAGAACCCACAGCTGCGCTCATTTTTTCCGCCCCCAAGAAGAAAACTATTCCAACCGCTTATAGTACGTGAAGTCGATCAACCCATAACCCAGCTTTTCTAAGAGTGGTGCAAAGCTGTGTGTTGCTTTTACATGATGATAGATGACTTGAACATTTTCTAGTTTAAGTTGCGTGTCGCAGTAGGCTAAGAAACCCTTCCCAATTCCCTTACCGCGCAGGCTTGGGGATAGGTACAGCGCTGTTGATTGCGCCTCCCTCTCGTCTGCGTAGTGCCAATGGTCTTGCAAAAGGAACAGGCAGTAACCCACCAGCTTCTTATCTTCTCTCACCGTGTAGATGCGAAGCGCGCCAACTTCTTCGGCTTGGATGAATTTATCAAAGCGCACGTTCAGCTTTGTATTCGGATGCGGCTTTAGTTCCTCAGCGTGTGCTTTGAACAACTCGCCTGCTTCATCGATGAAGGCCAACACCAATTCCCTTTGGAATGTGATCAATGGTTTCTCCTATTCTCATCATACGGATCAAAGTCTGCGTTGCTTCTCTGGCTAGACTGGCCAAGCATCTTCGGCGCTACCGGATACGCAAAGGTCATTACGAAACTGTCTGCCTGGTCGGGCGATGCAAGCCCACGCTTCTTCATGTCCTCCTTGGACTCCAAGATCATTTGGTCTTTTTTGTTGTGTGAGTATTGAATTGAAGTCAGGTCGGTTTCTAGTTCGTTGTTGGCATCTAGGGCACCGCCTGCGTTTAACCAGTCTAACGCTTTTTGGTACATGAAGGCGCGAAAGTTTGCCTGCTTCGGATTGGGAGAACCCGCACCGAATTGCACTTCCATCACCGTAAACCCAAGCTGCCTAACGCGGTCACCCACTGGACCACCAACGCCGGTGCCATCGTAGAAGAACGCATCAGGCTTCTTCTCTTCCAATACCTGCACCACCTTGGACACCAGGCGCATGGAGTCTTTCACTTCAGAACCGGGAATAACAATGGGCGGGATACTTCTGGCATCAAAGCCGCGGCGGAAACGGATGACGCAGTTGTCATCTCCACCACGCGCGATGTCTAACGCCATGATGAGCGGATCTAACAGGGTAGACCGAGCTTCCCTGCGCATGGCTTCAGCAACCAAGTCAGTTGAGAACAGCTGCATGGAAGACGCGCGCGGGAACTTACCTGTCACACGTGTTCTTACAAAATCGGAGTCCTCGCCGTAGTCATCCACCCACTTTTGCAGCTGCACCTTGTTGGTGCGACGCACGGTGCGGGAATCGATTTGCTTGGTGATCCAACGGTGCTTAAGGCTTCCAAAGCATTGCTTGAACCGGCCGGTGTTCCTAGTCGGGTTACCGAAGGCGAGCCAAACAATTTCAGTGTCTTCATCGGTGAGCGCGCCTTCTGCCACTTCCCAAATTTTGTCATCAATCGCGGACGCTTCATCGAAGATGAGGATGATGCGCTTCTTGGCGTTGTGCAGGCCGGCAAAAGCTTCGGTGTTGTGCACGGACCAAGGGATAGCATCCGCTCGCCAGTTCTTCTCATGCCCGGGCTCGGCCGAATAAAGCGAGGTTGCGGTGTAGGTAAACCAATCTCGGTTGATTGAGCGGCGATGCCATTTCGCTACTTCAGGCCAAGTCTTGGTGGATAGCTGCCCATCGGTGTTGGCAGTGATGACAATGCGGGTGTCTTCGAAGGTGGATAAGCCCCAGAGAATAACCCAAGCAACCATCGTGGACTTCCCGATGCCGTGACCGGATGCGATGGCTATTTGAATCGCTTGCTGCACGGTGAGCTCGCCGTTGCGCAAGCCTTGACCAATGTCGTTGAGCGTCTCTATCTGCCAGTCTTCTGGGCCTGATTCATCGGAGAGTTCGCCCTCTCCCCACGTAA